TGATGAACCGTCGTTGCCTTTGTATACTTTCCACGTTTCTTACATAACTGACATTCATATTTATCAAGCTTTAACACCTGTTCTCTCAATGCTTTCCACTTGCCCCATGTATAGAATCTGTGGATATTTTCTCTTATACATTTCTTTACAAATGCAATCTCATGTTCTGTCATATTCTCACCTCAATTGCAGGAGAAGGAATCGAACCTTCGACCTTCAGCTAAGGAGACTGACGAGCTTCCACTGCTCTATCCTGCTATATTTGTGCGATGTCGCACAGTGTAGGCTTTTGCCCAGAGCCTTTTATCGTCTTTGCTCAGGACGCAGAAAAGCATCCGGCTTTCGCCAGATGCTCTCTGCTATTTTCCATTATTCACTTCTTCTACAAATTGCTTCATCAGCTTTGTAAGCTGTGTTCCCATCGCAACACCAGATTCTTTGCAGGCTTCCTTGAACTCTTCTGCTACTTTCTTGTTAATCTTATATGTTTTTGGAACTAACCCTGCTTTCTCATCCCACTTATCTTGTGGTCTCTGTTTCCTTTCTTCATTACCGAGCATGCTCATCCCTCACTTTCTTTATGAGGCAATAAACCAGCTTTGCTATTCCTATAGCAATGAAGAATATTCCTAACTTCCACAACATCCTTTACACAAATGAGCTTTCATGTTATATTTATTTTGAAGAAGGGCTTTCGCCCCTCTTAGCTAATTAAATAGCTTGTCGAGAATCATTAAAAGGATTCCAACGAATAAGTCCAGAATCGCACTGACCGCCAATGTCTTTATATCGATTTTGGACTTTTTCTTTTGTTTCTTTTTGCTCATTTGTATCTCACCTCCTTACAACTATATAATACCACATACGTATACGTATGTCAACACTTTTCTCAGAGGTTTTTAATCCGGACAACGGGAATCGAACCCGTGACACACAGCTTATAAGGCTTCTGCTCTAACCGACTGAGCTATGTCCGATCAACATTTATACAAAAAACGCCCTGCATTTTCATGCAAGACGCCCTTTTGTAATTTGTGTGTGGTTTTACTGGTTGTCTTTAGGAGGAAAACTAAAAACACCTTAGCCGTCCAGCTTGTTCCTTTCGGCTTTATACCATATTAGCATTTTAAAACCGTCGTTTCCGTCGTTTTCTCAAATTTTTCTAAATATCTGTTATGTTTGCATCGGCAACTGTCCTCTGTATATGCTTTCCTTTTCTTTGGGAATACTTCATTCATCCTATGTGAGACCTGTACCCAACTTAGATCATCAATATAATAAAATCTGAGAATCATCCGGATTTCGCTTTTTTTAATTTGTCCTATATATTCCTCTACCTGTATCTGTTTCTCCAGAAGATCCGTCTCCAACATCTGCAGCTTTGCAATGCGCTTTTCAAGTAAAAACTCACGTTTTTCATATTCTCTTTGTGGGAAGCCTGTTATTTTCACTGTTCGCAATGGTTTGTTGCCTTTCTTTCCACATGCAACAGAATCTTGCACAGTAATCTTGTTCAGTTGCTCTATTTTCTTTTTATCCTCTGCAATCCTACGTCTCAGATCTTTTATCTCTTCTTTCATGTCTGCATACTCAATCAGTATCTTCTTGTCCACTGGCAACACTCCCTTTCGTATCTACTCCCCATTTTCTTAAGCAGTCTTCCACAGAGTACGCACCTCTTTGCATCCACTTCTTGGCATTCTCTGTTGGTTCATGTTCAGCCAGATCAGCAAAATGATCTTCTCGATCCCGTTTCATTTCCTTTGCGCTGCGTCTGTGCTTTAAGGTTCCTCTCATGCCGTCACCTCGATCTCTTCTCCTGTCAGCTCTTCAAGCTTCTGTCGCATTTCCTCGATGGTCATTTTCTTTGTTTCGGTGCGTTCCCAAATGAGTTCAAGGTTGCTTTTAATAAACACATCTTCTATGCATTCGAGTGATTCCGGAGTAATCCTATAGACTTTAACGATGTCTCCTCCTGTATACCCTTCCCATTTCAAGTCATCAGTGTAACCGTCTATATGATTGCATCTGCCTTTTCTTACTGCCTTCCCAGCCAATACAAGATACATGTTGCCATCTCTTTGTTCAACTACCATCCCGTCTTCCAGATCCGCCTTTGTAAATTCTTTCTGCATGTAATCACTCCATTCTAAGATTTCGTATCCTTCGCTATTGTAGTACCGATACGATGAGAGCATTCCGGATCCTGTATAGCATGTTTCTCCTTTGCACTTTTCATAATTCGTCTTTTCCATATAACTTTTGCCTGTGCACCATTTCATTCCATGTCCGCGCATCTGCCTGCAGAAATCTTTTGCTTCTTCCTCAGTCTTACAATGCATCACAATCTTATTGTCTTTATTTTTAAATTCATCCCAGTTAAATTTTTTCATCATCCTACCTCACTATCTTTCGCACAATCCAATCTAAAAAAATCACAAATAACAGTATCGGAAACCCTCCAGCCAGAAGATAATCTGCTCCTTCTAGCTCTACTTCCTCTTCGATTCCTGTCTTTAAAGTAATCACTGTTCCAAGCCCCAGGATATAGTACAGGGCTAGGAATGCGATTGTGATTATGATGTCCATGTTATTTCTCCTTGTATGGTTCTATCTGTTCTTTCGGCATCCACGCTGTCACGACATCGTACACTATTTCCTTATCTGTCCCAAATTCTTTGTCGCAAGCGTAGACCGAACCTCCATCATCACAAAATTTCCACATACCCACTCTATCTATGTATCCGTCGTACACATTGCGCTCTTCCGGATGGTATGTCTTTTCTTCTTCTGGGACCCAGTATGAATAATAGTCTCCAATCCATTCAGATGAGTGTACAGTAACTTTTACCATTTTTCCGACTTCCGGCAATTTCTCGCTTACCGGAATCCAACCGTCATTTTTCTTCCCATCTTCATATCCTTGCATATAAAATTTTCTTCGGCTGCATTCTCTGCACTTCGGAACATCGCCCATATGAGAACGGATAATGTCTTTTGCCCAACCAACACTTACATAATCATCACACATTCCGAATGATTCAAACTCTATCGCATGATCTTCAATCTCTTCCAAGATCTTCTCTAGTACGTTCATTCCACATTCTCCTTACCCACATATTTCTCCACAATATCTACTGCACAGGTCAAGCCATAAAGATAGCTTTCCAGCTCTTCTGCTGTTTTGCTCGCTCCATGTCTTTTCTTTTCTTCCTTCAGTGTTTCGTAGGCGTCATTTTTCATGGATTCGATTTCTTCCACGATTTTCTCTAATGCGTTCATCACTCCACCTCCAACAGCTCTGGATTGTCAAAAATGTTTCCGATAACTTCCGTTCTATTTGGATTCCGATTATATTTAAAAACATCGTTATTGGTGCATTTTTTATTTCCTCGTCCACATACTGCCCATGATCCCCTCCATTCGCTCCAAAACACAGCACCTGCACGATATTTTATCTCTTCGCCATCTTTTAAAAACGGACTTCCATCATAGTCATAGCTATATCTAAGAATATCATTCTCCCAAATCTTCTTTCCGTTCTTGTCGGTAAGTCCGGTGTATTGGCAAAGGGTGTCGGGATCGATAGGGTGTGCATATAACACACCTGATTCGATTGGCTGTATTCGATATTTAAATCTGTCAAGCCGAGATTGATCTATTACAATACACCCTTCCACCCATTCTCCATTATCTATTCTCTTTGCTTTAAAAAGGATTTCTCTATTCATCTTCTTTTCCTCCGTTCTGTCGCATCTGCTCGATGTAAATATCTGTAGCACACCTTACAATTTCCTGTTTCATCCCATCGTAATCAGTGCCTTTGTAGCAATTCCGCATTCTCGGCAATGTACATACGCAAAAATCACTTCTTTTCCTCTCCGTGTTTTCCTCATCCATTAATCTTTTTCCCCTATCGCTTCGCCAACTCCCGAACCAGTTCATCATTCCCTTTTTTCGTAAGGCCTTCATTACATGTGCAATCCGGATATACACATCGGAAACAATCCGGATATTTACAGAGCGGCTTTGAAATTTTCGTTCGATTCATTTCCAGTTTTCTCTTTGTCTCCAGCAGATCCGGTACCTTGACCTGTCTTCTGCTGCCCGCTTCCGCAAACCAGATCAGTCCCGATCTCTCCAGATACGCCCGAAAACAAATCTCATTTTTCTCAATCTGGAACATAACTTTCATGTACACCCACACCTCATGCACATCCATCCCGTCAAATAAAAGTTCCTGTATCCTGGATGCGTATTTCTCGTAACCTTCCACTACTCGATCACTTCCATTTCTCTGATTGAGACTTCATAAGCTGTTCTCTCGCTGTCTCCTTTTACATAGATCCTGCTCTGTATCATTCCCATGGCTCTCACTTTTGTTCCGACTGGAAGCTCTGCTGCCAGCCTTGCGTTCGAATACCAGCAAATTGCCGGGAGATAATCACTTTTTCTGTGTTTCCTGTTTACTGCAATTAAAATATCCGTGATTTCTTTTCCGAGTGGTGTCTCTCGATAGAGCGGCTGTTTACAGATATATCCAATCAGATCAATTCTGTTTTGATCCGCTTCACCAGCTTCGCTGATTCCTTTTACAAATACATACAATTTCAAATGATTTCTTTCTCCATCCTTTTCATTGTAAGATCTGTATTCTCCAAAGATTGTAATTCTCCCTCCTACATTATCCCGAATCTCCTGCACTATCTGTTCCGGCACCTGAATCGGTATGACATCCATGTTTCCACTTGTCCGCATGACTTCTATAGTTGATTTATAGATCTTTCTTCTGTCTGGTGAAGTCAATAAATACTCTGGTGTTTCCATAATTTTTCCTGTGATCTTTACTGTGTTGTTTTCCATCTTTTTCTCCTATATTGCATATTCCGCTGATGCCCGTCATGGTATTACTCCATTTCCAGCCCGCTCAGCGCTTTCAAGATTCTTCCATCCATGTTATCTTCATTTGCCGGTGTTTTTACAGTCAATAACATTCCAGTCTCATTTACCCACAGGACGAAATATCCCATTCCCATAGGTCCTGTCGGAAAGTCTTCATACTCACCTGTTTCGGATAGGCTTACCAATTCCAGAATTTGATCTGGTATGTAACTCATCTCTTTTGTCTCTACATTCTGTAACACTGCCATTCCCCTGTATTTGATTTCTGTATCCTCATACCGATCTCTGGCTGATAACCATTTCTTGTATTCCCACTCATCCCTTACTTTTAGTTCATACTGCTTTTCTCCTTTTTCATAGGCTCTGTATACTTCGCCCTCTTCCGGAAGATCCCCCACAAGTTCAATGACTGCTGCCTTATTCTTGCTTGTAAAGTCCTTCTCGTATACAAATAATATCCAATAGGCTCCCTGTATGAAGTACATTTCCTCTTTCTTTCCTACAGTGAGTCCTGCACCTTTCCATGCATCCTTCAATATTCTCTTAAATATGCTCGTCTTAATAAACATGATGCTCCTTTCCTCTCCCAGAGTTATCTGGGAGATAATGTGATGGCTTACGACAGGTTTTGTGACGTACCTGCTGTTGTATCTTCACGGCACTTGGCCGGAGATGCTATAAAAATTGGAATCCTGGATGTCCTTCTTTCTGCTTTTCATTTTGCGGTTCTTTCATCAACTCCTGCTGATCCAGATAATTCTTCTTGCTGATCTTCATCCAGTCTTTCCTTGTGTGTGACTTCTCATATTCCCTCTGTGCGATCTCGCAAAGCAGTTCTCTTGTCTTTCTGCAGTTATGTACAGCTTCTTTCCCGCTTTTATGGTGCGGTTCACACAAATACACTTTCAATCCTTCCGCTTCTGACATTGTCCTCATTCCTGATCCAAACAGGATATGATGTTCCTCGGTATACTGCTGCCGATAATCACCATACAGATTGGCGCAGAGATAACACACACCTTTTTCTGTGTTCAAAATACTTTTCGGATGGCTGATTCTTTTTTTCTTCTTTCTGGCCTTTGGAAATTTCATATCACTATAATCAATGCTCATAAGGTAATCACTTTCTTTTTCCAGTTGTCCCATCCGCCTTTTGGCCAGGCAAATTCTTTCTTCAGAAGCTGCATGATTTTCTCCGGATCCCCGGATTTTAAGATGTCTTCTATGACTTCTCCTCCCTGGACCACCTCTTCTGTGATCTCATGTACCTGTTTTTCTTCTTCCGGAAGATTCATAACCGGAGCATCCGGCATCAGTTCCGGATAATCTTCCACTTCCATCTGTCCCGGAATCTGTTCTTCTGTTTCTTTTGGCTCTTCCAAAGTTTCCTGTGCTTTTGCAGGTTCTGCCTTTTTCTTTAATGGTTCCGTCTTTAAGACTTCCCTCTCTTTCTTTTCTCTCAGCGGCATCTGATAAACTTCTTCATAGGCTTTTGAATCAGAAGTCTTCCTGCCTTCCGGATAAAAGGTCTGTTCAAATGTTTTGGCCAACTCCAGATAGCTGATCTCTTCTGGTTCTCCCCTGCCGTTGTATGGCATGATCCGAATCTGAAATTCACTGAATAGTGCATTTGCAAATTGCATCCGAAACATCCGGAATTTTGTTGGAGCTACAATTCCCATGATCTCCCGGTTAATCGTACTTTCTCCTTTTGGCTCGTCTTCCCATATCCATTTATGCATTTTCTCAAAGCAGCCTTTTCCTTCTCCTTTGAAAAATTCATACACCAATGTTTCCGCCCAGCTTCCCTGGTGTTCTTCTGGTGCGATGTCGCACAGGCTCATCTGCGGCGAATAACGATCTTCTGTTTCCCGGATGACTTCTTTTACCTCCCGGATTTCCCGTACCGTGGCATCTCTTGGTACCACTTCCCGCACTTCTTCCGGCAGTGCCAACATTTCAGACAGCTTACTGCTGCCATATCCCCGGTATTTCTCCTGAATTTCCGGGCTGTTCCCGTCAATACTGTATGTATCGTTGATCTGCATAAACCGGATGGCCCACGTCCTGCTGATATTGAAGGTTTCTTTTGCAAACTCAAAAACATCCGCATACCCCTTTTCTTTATAAAACTCTGCATCTCTAGTCTTTTTTAAGAGATACCCGACTTTAATGTATCCCTCTGCGATATGTTCCAGTTCTTTCCGTAATGCAATTTCTACCCCCTGCAGTGTACTGATTGTCTGTAATTCTTCCATCTATCCAGCTTTCCTTTCTGTACGTTTCAACTTCTTTCTTTTGAATAGCTCAACAAATTCTTTGACTTCCTCTGTCATAGCTCTGTTATATTTTGCCCGACACTGGATCATAACCCCATTGTTTACCTCCATGGTGTAAAACGGTGTCTCCGGATCCTGCTTCTTTCGCAGAAACAGGATCGTTGTCTCACCTTTGGCCACCCGGTCAATGTATGTGGCAACACAATGATGCATGGCATTTCCCTCCTGCCTGATTTCATGGATTCGTTTCGGAAGTCTCAACACAAATTGTTCCGTTTCCATTTCCAGATAGCTGTCCCGTTTTCTGTATTTCTCGTACTTTTTGTCTTTTTTATTGTCCAAATCCTCTTTTGCTTTTATTTCTCGTTCTCTGCTCTCTTCAATCAACTCTTCATGACGCTGCTCTAAATTCTTCGGGAATAAGATCCACGGCTCTCTCATGTTGTATCCCAACTCCTCTGCCATCTTCAGATAATCGTGATAGTCCACGGCTTGTCTCTCATCTTCTCCTAACACTTCTTTGATGTACCGTTCCATCTTGTGAATGGTGGTATACCGGATATACCTGGTGAAATTCCTCGGAAACCTTGCAAAAAACTGAACCTGCTGCCATGTTGGATGCAATCCCTTTTCCTGCATTTTATAAGTGGTGTTGTATTCCCTTGTGCTTGGATTCTTTCCAGCCAACAGCTGGTAGTATTCCCCGTTTAGCCCCAGTATCTTTTTACAAGACCTCTCTTTCTTCTTTAAGTTTCCTGTGTTGTACCCCTGCATTTTTTCTTTGACAATTCTGTAAAATCCACATTTTACCAGTTGTTCGATTCCAGGCATATACCGGTATTCATTCAGATATTGATCCAAATACATTTTTTCTCGATATTTCCCATGTTTCACAAAACGTTCCATTGCAGAATACTGAAACGGCGTTCCCTTTAGAATCTGTTTGAGATTCCGGTTATAGAGGATTGCTTCATGCTCTACCACTTTTGCATAATATCTCCATCCGTCTCTGTAACACCACCGAACCCAGTCTGTCTGCTTATACTGCTCATATTCAAATTCATGAATCTTTTTTAAATTCCGGTCATACGTGATCCGTATCAGCTCCCAGTACCCGCCATCTCCCTTTTGTCCATTCCTGAATTTCCGATAACACTCAAAATATCGGTATACATATCCCTCTTTTGTTTTCTGCAAGAGTCCTGCATATCCTCTTGCGTGAACATTTCCGCCTTTCTTTCGGCTTCGGTAGGTAATTGGATGCCTGCAGAATGGACATTCCCCCACGTCTCCATAGTGTGGATTCCTGATTTTTACTTCTCTTCCACAATGTGTGCAATACCCTTTTGTTACCTTTCTTCCGGCATCATAAAACAAATACTGGGGAAGGACTTCCCGGTCTACAAACTCATCAAAATCTTTGGGCAGTTCCGGCACCAGTGCCATCGCGGAATCAATTTCATCAATCTCTTTTCTGTCTTTACTATAGCTTTGCCATCTTGCGATTGCTGCACGTGGCTCTTCCTTCCCGTTGTGACAAAATTCTGTGATCCGTTTTCGGTCCTCTTCTCGTATCCATACTTTATGATCACTGTACCAGTATCCTTTTTGTATCTCTCCCCACCCCTCCATGTAACTTAAGTTATCTATTTTTGCAGTTCTCCACTTCTCACACAGATTGTCGTAAGTGTAGTACTTGTTTTCTTCCAAAAGGAATACCCGGTATTTCGGATATCTTGTGTCATTCAGGATCATATCTCTTGTAAATACATCGATCTCTAAAACCGTGCCTGTCTTCTTCGCACGATAGAACCAATAATATGTTGCGCTCCACACAGGCGCTCTTCCACATCTTAGTACCTGATGTCCTTGATCTTCCCCGACTGTCTTTCGCATCGTTTCCGTTACTTTTAACTCTGGAAGCTTTAATAACTCCTCGTCTCATTTCTCCGCCTCCAGATAGTATTCTTCTGCCATGGCAAATACTTCCAGATCCGGCATTGCCACCATTTGTGCCCCTCTTCTTTCTTTGACTCTTTTTTCCGCTTCTTTTCGGATATTCTGCAGACATTCTTTGAGTGTCCGGTTCTTTCTTCTTACCGCTCTGGCCAGAATTTCTTTTTCAAAACATCTCATAGACAGATACGACACGATCTCTCCTGCCGGCATCCCGTCTGTTTCCTCCTTTAACTCAACCTGCAGCTTTCCGATGGCCGCATTTACTGAATCTACCAGTTCTTCTGACAGATGCTGCTCATATACTTCCCGGATTCCATCTGGAATCCCGTTTTCCTCTGCCAGCACTTTTAAATGCTCCAGATCCTGCTCCTCCAAAAGTCCTTTTGCACATGCATTTAATTCTTCTACGGAATCAAAATTCCCAAATACATCAAACATGCTGTTTTTCCTCCAGTAATCCCTCTAATTTTTCCACGTAATCGTGATGTTTACTAAATCTGACAGCTATTTCATGCCGCTCTGACAACGTCTGATACTGCTGCCACAATTCCTGGTTCTTCACCTCTTCCCCGGACGGTTTTCTCCATTCCGCCCGCTTCCACTGCTCCGGCTTCCCGTTTTCGATCATGTTCTTGATAAAAATACAGTCCGTATACAGGGTCGCATTGCACGGCGCATTTAGTATTTTCAAGGATTTCACAATTCCAAGCAGCACCAGGCGATAATAGGTCGTCTCCTGTTCTTCCCCGCAAATTCCTTTGACCGCCGGTCCTTTGCTTGTCTGACATTCCATTGCGGCCGCCCATCTTCCATCTTTGATACATGGACCTGTCAGACTTGTCCTTATGTAAATATTTACCTCTTTCATATCAAATTCTCCTCGTATAATATCTTTTAGATACATAAATGTACCTCGATAACTTAATAAATATCTGTTCAATAGGCTTAGCAA